CAAGGATGGGAGCTCCGCCCAGGATGGCGGCAGCCCGGAACCACCGAAATTTCACGAGAACATTTCTCCAATATGCACTCAGCGATGACAGGTCACCGAGGACTCCGCAAGCGGAGATTTCGAACTTCATCATGTGCAGCACTCTTTTAGTAACCGAGCGTGAAAATGACTTTGTCCCATAGAGGATTGATGCGAGAAGTCCTGTTGTGTTAGTTGGGGATGGTAAGAGAAAAGAGAGCACCGGTTTCGCAACCATACTCCGGGAGCGGACATCGTAATGCCGGCTGTTTAATTCCAGCCAACGACGCGAGAAACCCGTTTTCTTCTCATTGACGATAAAACCATATCTAGAGGTGACAGAACGCCAAACAGTCATGAATGACTCGTCACCTGCAAAGACACAATCGTCGCCATTAAACCTTCCCTTCCTACTCCGATCTTCAGGGTCACGGACATTGCAGGCAATGTCAAACGAGCATTTATTCAGCAGGCATAGAAGTGGGAAACTGACTAGGTTTCCCATCATCGAGCCCCTCTTTATGGGATGGTGTTCTCCAGTCCCACAAATACTCGTTTTGTACTCCAAATCTCGGAAGCTACCCAACAAGACCTCACGTTCAACTTCCGTGAGTTCCTTCTCCTTTGAGATCTCGTCCACGACGACTTCGACTGCGGCAAGGTAGATATTGTCAGTAGCGGCTGTGTAGTCACCGCTAATGAAACTCTCCCCATCTCGAAGATCGTTCGCCACGACCTCAAAGTCTCCCTTTCCTACGTCTCCACGGACACACCACCCAAAACCGGTGATATGATCGTACAGAGCTTTATGGACGGGTGTGAGGACCCGTTTGACACGGGCAGAGTGCATGGTCACCACGCGTGCCTTCCCTTTCGTCTTCGCACAGCCCAACCTCACCTGGTTGTCCAAACTGCGATCAGACTCGAGATCCGGCACGGCGAGGGTCCCACCATCACCCCACGCGCGTTCATAACAGCCCTGCTGGTCAGGAACGTATTCACCCAGATATGGTTCATCAGAACTACATCTACTCCTTCTCAGCCCCTCCCCCCAACCACACAGATTTTCTCTCACTACCAGGCGTAGTTCATCGAGATCACTGGTGCTTGGGCC